TAAAACCTAAATCTTTCATTCCCAATCTTCAGGAAATAACTTTTTAGCTATTGCCTTACCTACTTTTGCTACAATTACTGCAACCATTATCCAAAAAATCGCTTTTATCATTTTAGTATATTTTGTTTATTAAAAACAGGTTGGTAAAATTTTATTAATTCTTTTTCTAAAATTAAAGCTATTTCATTAGTCATTCCATTTGATATAATTTTAAAATTAACACCACCATCTTTTATAATTTTAGTGTGTTCACCTGATGTTCTATTAATACTATACATTCTGTCCCCACTACCTTTACCAATATAAACAACTTCATTATCAACAGTATGTTTATATACATAAAAACCATCTAAGGTAATTTCTTTTATTTCTTTTCTAAGTTTAAATTTGTAAAAGTCTTTAACCTGAATTATAATTTTATTTAAAAATTCATCAATATATTTTTCCCCTTCAAAATTACCTTTTCTTCTTTTGTCATATTTTTTATTTGACCTTGTTGAATGACCATTATTTCCATTATTTTTTCTTTTGTCCATTTTAGTTTATTTTAATTTTAATTTAATTTTTTAATTACCCACATTAAAACGTGGGTCAACAGTCGATAAAGAACATTAAAACGTTCTTTTATCTTAGTGTTGGCACACATTAAAACGATGATGCCAACAACGTGTATAAATAATAAAAATTACTTGCTTTTCAAATCTTTAAGTTCTTTCTGCATTTTATGTAATTCATTATTTGTGTTAGGTGTTGGGTAATCAATCATCTGTATTCTCCAAATTTCCTTTTGTATCTTTTGTTCTAATTCTTTAATTCTGTTTTTCATAATCCGTAATTTTTAAAATTCATATACAATTCGTTAGCACCAATACTAACCACATTGGTCTAAATTGTCATAAACTTCTTTGCTTGGGCATATTCTAATGTGAAATAGGTACAAGCTTATTAATATAAATTCAGAGCATTTGTAGTAATCAAATGTTCTTCCTTTCCCAACTCCTTTTCCTTTAATAAATTTTATATACATATTTAATTTTTTAGTTAATAATCCGTACAGTTGCTAACAACGTGTATAGCACATTAAAAAGTTCTTTTATCTTAGTGTTATAAACAATAAAATTATCTACTATTTGCTTCAAGAAAGCGTATTGCACTTTCATAACTTTTCACCATATCACCAAAGGCACGTTTTGTAAATGAATATTCTTGCTTTGTTAATTGTTTCTTTGCTTTTTTAAGTTGGTACTGCATCAACTTTTTAGTTATCCAATTCATAATTTTTCAGTTTATAACAATGTTTATAATTAACCCTATCGGGTCGCTTCGCTTAATCATACACTTTTAAGTTGTCGTTAATATTTCAGTGATTATGATAATCAAAGTAGTTTGTCGTTAATTTATACGCACTAAATCATACACAATTTAGTTGTAAATAATTATTTTTTCTTCCATTCCCAACTTTTCTTCACTAGGTCTATTGTCTCAATTACTTCACCAACATAATCTTCAGGTATTTCTTGTAATACTTTTAAGATAGGATTGTTTTTAATTTTGTTTTTTAAAGCATTGTATTTAGATTCTAAGTTGTCAAACTTTCCCTGCAGGTAATGCAACTTATCAATCTCATCGTATTGTAATTCACTTTTAAAATTAAAGCACCTTTCTAATTCCTGTAAGTCATTATTGTACTTTCTGTAAATTGGGTACATCTTAACTGAATGAATAGCTGTTGCGTGATGCATAGTTTTTCCTTCTGATTCAAAGTATAATGAAATGTTTGTCCACCTCATACCTAATTTTTCTCGCAGGATAAAACAAACTAATGCCCTTAACTCAACGTGGTTTCTGTTTCTTGTATTTTTAAAAATATCTATACCAGACATTTCTTTTACACTATTACCTATTTTTTGTATATCTTTTAATACCATAATTTACCCTATTGATGTTGCTCCGTTATTTTCTAATACTTTATCTGATGATTCTGTGATTGCTTCTTTGTCTAATTCATATGCCAAACATATTTCTTGGATTTTACAAAAGTCATTAAAATCAAACTTATTTAAAAGCCATTCTAAAAAAACCATTTTATTTGTCGTTAGCTTGTCAGCAAGGTCACTTTCATCAACTTCTTCTACTTTGTTATAGTAATTTACCTCTATTTCTTTTAAGTCGCTTATAGTCCTTCTAACGTTGTTTCTTACTTTTTGTTTGAATAAACCAATCTTGTCAGCATCTTCTAAAAAATGCAGGTTGATAAATGAAGTCAATATTGCTCCACTTATTTTTTCTAAATCTTTCTGTCTCATAATTTATTTCTTAAAAGTTCTATTTCTCGTTCTAGATAATCCTGTGCTTTTAATAAGTCACCTAATTCATCAGTCTTTTTTCCTGCTCTAATAACATATTTTAATACGTTACCCCTGCTAAAGTTTAATTCGTAATCATTAATTACATCAATAACATCATATTCTTTTCCGTTATCGTAATGGATTTGTGTTGCTTTCATTAAAACATTTTTATTTGGTTTGTGTTATTTTGTTTTTCTATCCCTAATACAATTTCTAATATTGTTTTTCCTGCTTCATAGTCTACCATATTTCTAACAAGTTTAGCTTTCCTTTGTAAACCTAAATATCCACTTACATCTATTTCGTGGTGTTTACATTGTTTTATAAATTCGTCTTTTTCTTTATTGCAAACAATTATATTCCTAGTAGTTAATATATTGGGTAAGTTAAAATTTGTCCAATATAAATGTCTGTGCCTTTTTTGAGCAGGAATTAAAGGTTCATAATAAGGAATCACATTCTCTACTACATATTTACCTTCAAAATGAGTTTGCAAAAACAATATTTCTTCATACAATTTTAAATCTGGATAAATTCTATGTGCTTTAGTATTCCAAAATCTTGCCCTAGAGTGACTCGGACAAGGTGGAGAACTCCATATAAAATCAAATTCTTTATAATGGTCAAGCAGGTATTGGTGGGCATCTGCTACTATAACTGTATCGTTAGGAAATCTTTCTTGGTATAGCCTTGCTAATTCTTCATCCCATTCTACAGCAGTAACCTCAATGTCTTCTTTTACTTCGTTCCACTTGTATCTGTTGCCACCTAAACAGGCATATAAATTTAGTATCTTCATTCTGTTCTTAGTTTTAAAAGGTGATAGCATTCAGCATATTTCTGTCTTGCTTTTCCCTTGTATTCTTGTTTAAATAATTCATACAGCTTTCTAGTATATTGGTATTTGGTTGTGCATTCTGCAAAGTACTTTTCTGCAAACCTTTTACCTTTTCCTTTAAAGTAGTTTACATTGTCAGCAGTATCACCCATAATCATTTGCTCATAGAAATTATACATTGCTTGTTCTTCTGATATGTCAAGTATTTCTTGGTGCTTATAATGATAATTGTAAATCAATGCAGGAAACTGCTTATAGTCCTTGTCTATTGAAACTATCATCACTTCATCCCTTCCAACTTCTCTGCTTAGATTAAACCAATATCTTGCAACCATATCATCTGTTTCAATTCCATAACCATAAACTGAATCGTATTGGTCTTTTACAAATTGGTGCATCTCATTTAATAATGGTGGTAATTCTGCTTTTTTCCTATTGGCTTTATACTTGCCTGTAATTAGCTTTCTAAAGTTACCTTTTGAACCACTAAATGTAACTACCCTATCAATGCTGTACATATCTTCGAGCTTGTTTACAATAGCCATAAACTGTTGGTCAAACTTATTTCTAGCATCAGCTATATCTGTATAGTATTTATCATCTTCAGGATGTTCCCTTTTCTTGTAACAACTTGCAAAAATTAAGCTGTCTGCATCTACTAATAAAATCATAAGTATTGTATTAAACCTTCTATTGACATATAACACGCTTCACATTCGTGTACTTCTGAACCACCTTCTTTAATTTCACTTATTGCTAATAGATAAAATTCTTTTATTTCTAATTCAATAGATGGATAATTTAAAATACTATCTAAACAATAAATTGCAAGTTGTTTTATTTTCATAATTCCTCCAATGATTCTTTGATTAATTCTAAGTACATTTCCTGCATCTTTTTATTTTCTTTAATGACTTGGCTAACAATAAAAGGTAAGTCCTTGTAAAGCTGTTCTACATTAAAGACAAGGTATTTTTCATCTTTATGGTTGCCATAAGAAATATGTAACTCCCCATCAGTACAATGCAATGAATTAGTTTCGTGTATGTATGTAGTTTTTTCTTTGCTCATAATTTAACATTTAAATGTAAATAGTTTTTATTTTCTTTAACTTCTTTAACCTGATAATTGATAGTTATGTTTGTGATATTACTATCATTGTCTGTGTGATGCTCTATTAACGTTTTAAGGTCATTCCAAGCTGCTTCATTTACCCTCATCTTGACCAACAATTACTTAATTTATACATTTTTATAAAATCAGATTCTTCAGTTGAACTTGCTGCAGGAACACCCTTGTCTGGTGTTATAGATAAATCTGAACTATGGTAAGTTCTACTAACTTCATAAGTCCTTTGGTCTTGGGTGACTATCAATAATGTGCCACCCATTTCTTTTGTATAATATGCCATCTTATTTTATTAAAGTTAAATCCAATTCACTTGCTACATAATTGATATGCTTCTGAGTTGTCATAGACCAATACCCTAATTGGTATAATTTATCTTCTGCTATGGTTGCAACGTGAGTTGTATAACTCCATACCTGATTTCCTTTGATAGTTAAATTTTGCTTGTACTTTGATAATTTATACATCTGTTCTGTTTTTAAGATTAATTATTTATGTAAACTTTTTTTGATATTTCAAGACCTTCATCTAAACCTTTTTTATATTCCTTAGTTGCTAAATCACAAAGGATATTATTTAATTCAATGAATTGGTCTGCATTTGTTTCTAGGTTTAAAGCCCTTAGTCTGTCATATGCTTTTGATAATTCTGATTTTTGTTCTGTTGCCATTTGTTTTTATTTAAACTGTTTCTATTTCTACTTCTTCTAATTCAAAAATTCCGTTATCTCCACTGAATACAATAGTGGTTGTTCCGTCATTCCATTTGTCTAGTCTAACACTTCCACCCTCCCACATTTCTAAATCTGTGAAAATATCGTTATGTTTTTCCTCTAGCCAACAGAATAGTCTGTCCTCAATGTTTTCTTGTTTTAAGTTAATGCTTACTAGGTTTCCCCCCCTGTTTTGCATTTGAAATAATGTAGTCATTTGTTCTGTTTTTGCGTTGGCTTAATTACCAATACCCAAATATAAAACAAATTATCTTATAAACAATAAATTTAATAACTTATTTTTCAGAAATATTAATATTTATAATACTAGCCTGATTTTCAGTTAGTAAATAAACATCTTTTAGAAGTCTTTTTTTTGTCCACATAGTAGTATCCGGGCAATATTTTTTCACAGGTGCAGGTAATTCTATCGTATTGAGCCAATACAAGAAGTTACCTTTTGGGTCATTAACAAAGTATAGTTTTATAACCTTTTCATCTAATGCCATTAAGGCATCATACTTATCTTTTTCAAGCATTTTTTCATCATAATGCTTATTCCTGAATTTCATTTCAATAACACAGTCAATTCCTTTTGGTGTTTTACCAATAGCATCATAAATAGTAAATCCTTCACCTGTATGTTTTAAATCCCAACCATCTAAGTTCAGCAGGAAGACCACAGCCTTTTCCCACTTGTTAATCTTTTTTATCCCCATTATCCCAAATGATGTTCAAATCTTTTATCCATCTTTTTATAACTTTAGGGGAGCAGGTGCAAGGTTTGTAAAATGTGTGCTTGTAATACTTTGAGTGGAGTTGGCAAACCAATTCAAATTCGATAGCTGATATGTGCTGTCCATTTCCCAATCTAAATTTCTGCCAATCAATTCTGTCTTCGTTATCAAATTTTACCATCTTTTAATTTTTAAATCATTTAGGTTTTTTCTTCTTTTATCACAGTTGCATTTGCTTCCTCTGAATGTATGGTATTTTTCTACAATAAATTTAATGCCTGTGTATTTTGTTATGTAATAAATTAAGTCCCCTAGTTTCATTTGAATTTAGTTAAATGTTTATTGTCAATTACATATGTTTCACCGAAGCCAAAATCTTTCACTTCTTTTACTTCTATTGCTTTTTTTCTTTTTATGTGACCTATCAGCTCAACAGAATTTTCCTGAACCCAAGCAAGAACGTAATGATTTGCAACCTTTCTTTTAAATTGATTTGCAAATAATAATAAAGGAGGTCTGTTTTTAGAATTAGAAGATTTAACATCTACTCCATATTTAAAATCATAACCTGAATCACCTTTCCCAATTGTTAAAACATCTACTTCTTCACCTGTATGTATTGAATATGCAAGTTCACCAATTACACCAATGTAATGCCTCCACCAAGCAGGTTTGCTTTTAAAGAAATTAGAACTATTTTTTGTATCTGCGTGATTCATTGATCCTGAGCGTTTCATTGCCAAATCTTTGCACCAATCTAATTGTTCGTCTGTTAATGTAATTGTCATATCAATTTTTTTAATTTGTCCTTTACCTTTCTGTATGTGTTATAAAGCGAATAATATTCAATGTATGAATTTCTAGAAAAATCAGCAATGCTTTCCCCTTCGTTTATTATTTCAAATACTTTCCTATCATACCAAAACATATTCTTTAATTCATCTTTTACAATATCATAGGCTTCATCATAATCAACATCAAAATCATATTGAGATAAATTTGTATCTTCAATGTTTATAATTTTAATATTCTTGCCTTTTCTTTTTAAATCAATGTATAAAGTTTTCAGAACTTTAAAGATGTAGTAATAGTTTATATCATCTTCATACATTATGTCTAAGCCATTTTCTAACTTCAATAGTATTTTTATATACATTTCTTGTACAATGTCCTCTGCTATTGTTTTACTGCATCCAAAAGACAAAACTATGTTAATCCAAGTTTTATGCTTTTTAGCTAGTAATAATATAACTTCTTTTTCAGGCATTTTTTTTATTTCAATGGGTCGTATAAGTCTCCAACTATTTGAGGTAATCCAAATTCATTAACTTCAAAGCTAAATGTTTCAAAAGCATAACCCCTGCTTCTACCACATTTAACAGTTACCCAATCTTTGTTCACAGTATTGGCTTCTAATTGTATAACTGTCTCTGCTTTCTTTTCTAAGAATGAACCAAGATGCCCTGTGCCTAGTTTTGAACTACCAAAGTTTTGATGTATAACGTTAATAATGTGACATTTGTATTTTGCTGACCATTCCATTAATTTTTGAACCACCTGATTACTTTCCGAAATGTTATTTGCATCAGAACATAGATCAGCAATTCCATCAATAATAACTAAAGATGGTGTTTGAATTTTTTCCCTTAAATAATAATCTATAAATTCAATTCTCATTTTATAATCGATTGACCTTAAACCAAAGGTATGATAAATTTCTGAATCTATATTTGAATCCATTTTATGAACCCTTTCAAAGACCTTTTGACAATGCCACAATCCTT